GTCCACTTGAGGAGTTTGATAGTCTCCTCGCTAGAATGAAATTTGCTTTCGTTTGTTTTGAGCGTTTGTACCTAATTCTCTAGTTTAAATATCACAAAAACCCCACCCCTTTTAGTTTTAAGTTAGGTTAAGTAGAAATTTTAAATTTCGATGTAAATGTAGATTTTCCTTATTTGAATTTAATAATAAATGTCGTAAATATATGTTCTTTTGAATTAATATATATTTATGTAGATATTTTAAATTATAGTTTAGACTAAATTAAAACCTTACGTTCGTAGGGTAGAAGAATATTAAAAGTACTGGAGCAGCGCCTGATGGTTTAATATTTTTCTAATGAATCATGCTTCTTATAGTAGCCGGTAAAATGCGTTAAATAGATCGTGTAATATGGTGAAAGTCTTATTTAAGATACTATTTTGTTGGAAAGTAAGATTAAGAGGAGCATTGCAGGCAACCACAAGAAGTTAATTATCATTATAAAGGTTTAATGATATTAGCGCCATCGCCTGGTTAGATATGGTATACTGGCAAGGATAGCTGAACCTATACCTTTTAAGCCATGTCGAACTGCTAGATGATCTTGGAGCTGTTGTAATCTTTGTTCATTTCTGGTTTTGTTAGTACATATAGGTGTCTAAAATTTGTTATTTCTGAATTGTATAAGTACGTCAAAGCCTATTGTAAAGGTGCGGGTTATAACACCATCACTCTTAGTCCCCATTTTGGGTATGGACAGTGAAAAAAGTCTTATATGAATTTACACGCTTCTTCTGGATGATGTTTCTTTAGCATCTTAAGGAAGACATGAGTCACGGCAAGCCGTTCCCTGACGATGATTGCACGTAGCGACATGTGACGAGCTATTTGAAGCCCCATTGACCTGGGGAAGCGCGGTAGCTGTATCGCGAATGGGTCAGGGTGAAAATCCCTAGCTGTTATTTCCAACTGTGATTCATACAGTTAAAAACAGGCACATCTTTTAAATTTTTGATTATATTGATTTTCTTTGAATTTATCCATTATGAATTCATTTTTTGTTACTTCTGAAATTTCCTTTGCGACGGTTGTTGGCCGTAAAGAGCCAACATTTGAAGAAAAGATTTGGGAGGTTGACGAAGACCACCCAATTGAATTCTTCGTTCAACGACCCTATACTCATGCCCGCCAATATGGGCGTTTTAAAACTGACAAAATTCAACGTTGTCGGCATTCTTGCCAAACTTTTGAGCAATTCCTTCGTGACCCTCCCATTGGCATGTCTCGACGCCAATGTTTAAGGCTACGGCCTTTAAAATTAAAATCATCTTCTCCTAAATTTGTTTCCACTTCTGGTTGGGGTTTTAAAATTCCAACTTTTAAATCTCTTGGAAAAGTTGTTGCTACTTCTGTTAAGCAACAAAAACAACGTGTATCTTCCTATCAGAAGGAAGATAAATCTTTTTCTTTACCTTCTCAAAATTTGTTTCTTCCTAATTTTGCTGAGGACGTGCGTGCACATCCTAAATCCCGTTTTGCTATTGCTATGGCCCGTAAGATTAATCTTATGGAACATAGTAGAAATATCGGTAACGATATTTTTATTCAACTTATACTTCATCTAGAGCAAACACGTCTTGTTAAATTTGAATCACCTATATTATCAGATGAAAAGTTGAATAGATATAGGGATAAGCACTTTAGATCTCCTAAATTTTATTCTAACTTTAAACCGGCATATCAAGTTTTTGAACAAGCTGATGCTCATGGTGAGCAAATGCCAGTTAAAATTGAACAATCAGGTAATGTTGTTTTAACATCACAACGCACTGATTCAAAACCTGATGTTCCTGTTAGAGTATCTCGAGGTTTTTTGCCAGAAGCTTCAGCGCGTGAGAGCCAAACTTTAGAACAATTGACTGGACGCTGGCTTATAGCAAAACAGTTTCAATGGAAAACAGCTGATATTCCTGGTACGGAAGTAGCGTCATTGATACTACCTTTAGATGTATTGCAAGCTAACTTAAATTCACCAAATGTTATGCCGTTCTTTGTTCATCATTATGCACGTTTTGATATGAAAGTTAAAATTCAAGTTAGCTCTGTTCGTCTTCAAATTGGTCAATTACAATCTAATTGGTTTTATGGAGCTTCTGCAGCTGACCCAGCCGTTTTTGAATTATATGATAATGTTTATAGTGCTTCACAACGACTACATTGTCTTAATAGTGCTGGGCAAGCAAATGATGGAACTATAGAAATTCCTTATTGGAGTGCATTTTCAGCATGCCCGATAAAAACAGATTCGTTACAATCAATTACTAATACTTCTATTTTAGATCTTGGTAAATTATCTATTAAAGTTCTTAATCAGCTTAAAGTTGCTTCAGGCGTTTCTAATGAGGTATCTGTAACTGTTTGGGTCTCTATAGATAATGTAGAATTTAGAGCTATGAAAAGTCGTGCTTTAGGTAATATTTTGATAGATCCTGCTGTTGAACAAATGGATGTTATAGGTGGCACGGTTAAGGCTGCTGAATCTATATTACCAACATTGTCCAAAATTTTTAATGCGGATAATCCACCAGCACATACGAATAGTGTTTCATTTCAACCAACAGCATCACATAGCTTTGCTAACACTGATGGAGTAGTTGAACGTGTTAGAGTTATGAGAGCTGATCCTATAAGCCAAACTCCAAGAGTCCCTGGATTTACAAATAAGGATAATACACTTTTCGAATTATGTCGTAAGTGGAGTCTTGTAGAAACAATTCAATGGCATACTAAGCATGAGGCTGGAGTAGTTCTATTTGATCATTTTTCTTCTCCAAGATTATTCAAAACAAATTCAAATTCTAAAACGGAAGGTAATGGCTCTAAAACTTATTATCCAACTATTTTGGATTACTTGAGCCGACATTTTGCTTATTGGTCAGGTGAATTAGAGGTTAGATTAGATGTTATAGCTAATACTTTTTATACGGGAAGGATAGCTTTATATGTAGTTCCGGGTATGAATTCGGTGGTATCATTGAGAAATGCTAGTTGTAGTTCAGGCCAAGTTTTTGATTTACAAGAAAATTTAAGTTTTGTTTTTACTATACCTTTCTATGCTAATACCCCTGCTTGGCCAGTTTATAGTGAGATGGCTCATCCAAATTTTGAGGAATTAGCACCTTCTGTAACATCTTTATATGTCATTAATCGGCTAGTAACATCTGATAATGTACCAGATTCAGTGGATATTAATGTTTATCTACGTGGATCCACTAATTTTGAGTTTCTATTGTTAAAAACACCAGATATTAGTGCATACCTAAATCAAGTAGTTCATCGTTCCAGTAGTTCAGTGGCTCGAATTGATCCTAATTGGGCTAGTGCGTTTACATCAGGTAGTAGATGGACTGATCATGGTGGTGAGGAATATTGCTGTGTTTTTTATAATGAGACTACAGATTATTTTACTCAATTTCTAAATTTTAATTTTGAAAAAGATGGGAAAAAAGTTTATTATTCAATTCCGTCAGATCAGGAAATAAATGGTAAATTTTATCGATGGTTATTACCTATTTATACATCAAAAACTGCTATAACAGCTGCACAATATTTGTGTAGGCTGAAACAATATCCCGATTATCCTGTAGCTTTAGCTGTTGGAAATGAAACAAGAGCAAGGGAATATGTTATAGCTTATGATGTAGAAAAAGGTAATGTCTATATTAAGCAAGGTGAGTACATGATGGTTGCTATAGCAGATTCAGTAGCAAAGTTGCCTGCTTATCCATCTACTCCTAATTATACTAATTTTACACGAGCCACAGCTACACAATTGGCGTTGATAGAATTTCCTGAAATTCCTTTACCTGCTGAAGAAACAGATTTTGTTGTTTTAGAACAGATGGATGAATTGGGTGTGGAAAAAATGCCTGTAGTTAGAATGAATGCTCCATCGGTTCCAACAAAATTTGGTGCTAAATTGTTTAATGAAAAAATAGTTGATGTTAAATCAATGTGCCGTAGGTGGCAATTTCTTGGATGCCACGTTGGTAGTACAGTAGCTAATGTGAAGTGTCTTATGGATAGTGTACCTACAGTATATATATCAACATCTCCTATGCGTAGGTTTGATGCTACTGAAGCTAGAGAAAATGCACTACGAGAAGGTTTGATAACAAATATTGGCGCGTTGTTTGCGGGTTATCGCGGTAGTATGAGATATCGTTTGATAGTTACTAGTAAGGGAGTGGAATCTAGTATCTCTATGGCTGTTAAACATGATTTTATGGCACCTATGCGCTCACAAATTACTTCAGTAGCGCCAGCTATTATTCCTGATCCAAGTGTAGCTGATTATTTAGATACTTCTTTTGCAGTAGAATATCAAGCTACAGATGTTAATCCCGTTTTAGAAGTTGAAATTCCATTTTATAATAGGGGGGAATTTAATTATTTGTACAAACCTCATATTAACAAAAAGAGGATAATAGAAAGTTTTTGCGAATCGGGAACTTTGGATGTTCATTTGGCAACAGCTGCGAGCTTGAAATACTCGCTGGAGGTTTTATATAGTGTTGCTGATGACTTTGAATTTGCTGTTTTTCAAGGTTGCCCTCGTATCCTTGAATTAGCTCCTCTTGGTCAGAGTGATGAAGAAGGTGAGAGAATTGTTTTAGAACAGAGTGATAATGAGGGTGAAAAAGTAGTTCAAAGTCAAGGTATTGGTACTATGTTTGCTAAAACAATAAAAGTAGCTAGGGAAACTATCATGAGTCCAACTGTAGTAGCTACTGCAGCAAACAGTATAGCTTCTAATGTAGAATCTTCAACGGGAGCAATTAGTGCTGTCGCTAATAAGTGTTCTAGTTTTGTTGATATGATGAAAAGTAGCTTCAATTCTTTTGTTAAATTTTTACCATCATGCACATCTTTATCAGATTTATGTAGTAGGTTAATGACTAGTTCAACACTTTTCTTTACTATAATTGTTCAACTTTTATACGTTTTCTTTTATCCTACAATTTTGTCAGTAACAGTAGGTTTAGCTACAATTTTATCTGCAGTCTCTTATGTGGGAGGTTTTCATTGGGGTTCCAATATAGTTGATAAATTTATAGCTTTTTATACTTACATAACGAGCCCAGTCCCGACTCAACAATCCCAGGGACCGGAAGTCGATGCTTTAAGCACCGGTGTTTCATTACTGTGGAGTTCAGTAATGGGCGCGTTAAGTTTTGCTTCTAAAGGAAAACGTGTTAGCTGTGGCGAATTTACTAAAGATCTTTTCACTATGTCCGGCAATGTTTTTCGAACACACAATTTTGGCGTTAGATTTATTAGTGATTTCATTGAGATGATGCGTAGAATGTTTACAAAGATTAATAATTGGATGTCTGATGAGTATCCTATATTTAAGCATCTTAATGAAGATATGTTACGTCAATGGTTGATTGAAGCTTTGGTAGTTACAGATGTTAACAATCAAGAGCATGTTAAACACGAAAAATCTTGGTCTATAAAAGTTTTTGAATTATATTCTAGAGGTAGTGTTTACGTTGCAACTGCTAAACATTCAACTAATCATTTGGGGGCTCCTCTTATTAATTATGTTGAAAAGATTCATAATAAATTACGTGACTTGACTGAAACGTTAAAGCAAACTAATCAATTTAGTCCTTTCCGTCAGGAACCTTTTGTTCTTTGGTTGTATTCTAGCGAAGGAGGTTTAGGTAAATCTTCATATGTGAATGAGCTGATACCATCTATGGCTAAGGAATTTAATGTATTACCTTTTTATTTTAAAAAGACGGCAGGGTCTAAGTATTATGATGCTTTAACTAAAGAGAAATTTATTGTTTTAGATGACTTTTTGAGTGCTAAACATCAAGATCAAGGGGAACAGTTATCACAATATTTAGAAATTGTAGGAACATCCCAATTACAATTACCCCGAGCTGCTTTAGAAAAGAAATTGACTTATGATGATTTTGAATTTGTAATAGTAACTTCAAATTATAAAGATTTCAATGCTGAGAATGCAGCAGCTTGTAAGTCTGCTTTTAATAGGCGTAGAGATGTAATTGTAGAATTTTCTGGTGCTTCGCGACAAACTGCAACTTATAAAGTTTGTGTATCACAATCAGCAAAAAGTGAAGTACAGATCCCTATTAAGACTAAAGAAGAACTCACTAAGTATATTTTGCAAGCGGCACATAAACAGCGCGAAATTCAGGCTAAATTGTATCAGGAAAATTTATTAAGATTTAATAGTGCAGTCAAAGCTGTTGAGAAATCAAGTTCTTTTGAAGAAATTAGAGATATATTTCTTTCTAAATGTATACCTGGTGCTGATAAGGATGATCCTTCCTTTAAATGGGTTCATGATCATATAGCAAAATTAAAATCTTGGCTTACTATTAAAAAAACAGATGTGCTATCTGAAGCTGAAAAAGAAAACGTAGCACAACTGGAAGCTAAATTACAGGAAAGAATTAGTAAGGAGGAAGTAAAATCTGAAGTAGTTGACCAATCAGATCCAAATGGCGATACTATTTCTTTAGAGGGAGAGAGTGAAAGTGATATTGAACATCAGAAACAATTAATGGCTTGGTGTTTCAATACCCCAAAATCACCCGATGTTACATTTACTAACTCTCAAAAAATTTATGATAACAATGTTGCTAGTAATACTCCCGAACATCCTAATGAGGAATTACTATTTGCTAACTTTTTGTTTAATGAAAATTGTTTTGTTAAATTGAAATTATCCACTCGTGCTGATATACCACCTTTTGGTCATGAATATGATCGTGAGTGTGAGGAAGGTATGTGTCCTTTGGGTATGGGTAAACATTTTGTTTTTCAGAGGGTTAATCTTACAAAATTTAAAAAGATTTTAGAAACACATGAATTTTTTAGTAAGGTTGATACAACACTCAAGCAAGCCTGGCTTAAAAATGCGTCTTTGGGTGTTTTAGTAGATTCTACAAATTTGTATTTGGATAAACATTGTTATTGGGCATGTTGTTTATGTGAAGGAGCTGATACTCGTGATCATAGCCAAGTTTTAATGAATGATATATCATGTAGAATCTGGAAAGATACTATCAATGCTCTTAATTTTAAAAATTTTGATATTTTTTCTACTAACTGTTGTGGTATTAACAGAAATAGGGATAAATTAGCCACAGTTTTACCATTTTATTTGCGTAATAGAATTAAAGATTTAGTAGTTTATGACCCAAAAAGGTATATTGTTGCTGATAGTCCTGTTATGTCAAAAATTCGTCAAACAGTTAATCAAATTTTAAATTATTTTCCAAAAACACATGTTATAGACGATGTAGCTCACCCTATCCCAAATGACCTTAAAGTGTTAGAAGAACAGACGCGGCAGAGTAAAAGTGATTCTGAAGGTAATTGGTTTAAAGAGTGGTTGGGTGCTGTCCCTACAAAAATCACAATGAATGTTGATAATGAAGAAAAAGTAGTTAAAGCGTGGTCGTATCCTGGATGGATTAGGAATTTAATTTGTTTAGGTAGTCTTTTCGCATTTATTTCTTTATTGGGTTCTGTTATAAAACTTTTGATGGGGATACGTAATTTGTTTAAAGGCCAGAGTGTAGCAAATCAAATGTTAACATCAGGTTCTATAGGCCCTGGCAAGCAAAAATTGGATCAAGTCGCAACTGCAAGAACTTTATTAGGACGACCCAATGGTTTAACACAAGAAGAAATTGTAGCTATAGTAGATGTTGATAATGCTTGCAATTTTAGGGATCCGGCTCGGCTTAATAAAGTTTTAAATAATACTTGTTTTCTTGTTTGTAAATCTAATTTTAAAGAGGAAGGTGAGCAAGCAACTTGTAATATAGTTAAACATCGTTGCTTAGGCTTGTATAATACAAAAATTCTAGCTTGCCATCATTATATTAGTCATTTGAAATCTTTAAAACAAAGTAGAGCAGATGCTGAATTCTATCTTGTTCGTATTCAAAAGAAAGGAGGTATGGATAATAAATTTTGGTCTATCCCCATTTTAGATATTGATAATATAGAAATTTTCTCTTATGGTACTCAGGAAGGTCGTATAGGAGATCTATGTGTTATAGATATTGGTACTCAGCCTTCAGCTTTTTGTGATATTCGTAAATTTATGCCTAGTTCTGGTACCACCCATTATGCGTCTCGTAATACTTTATTACAAGTTGCTTTGAATGGGGATCGTTCTTTTAGGTCTATAGATACATATTTTAGTCATGATAAAATTACTGTTTCTTCTACCAATCGAGAATCTTCATGGACTTTAGGTGATCATTTTACTTATAATGTTGGTGCTCCTGGTATGTGTGGAGCCTTAGTTTGGAATGACTCAAGCAATACTCCTTTGATTGGTTTCCATACTGCTGGAGTAAATGTATCTATTGGATATGCCGAGCCCATATTGCGTCAAGAATATAATTTAGGTGACACTGCTGTCCAAATGCCAACACCACAAATGGATTTAGTTGAAAAATATGTTCTTGATGTGGGTTTTGTTGAACCTGTAGGCACTCTACCTAAACAAGCTGCTCCTTATATACCTCGCAAATCTCAAATAATACCTAGTTTAGCTTATGGTATTTTTCCAAGTTTTACAGAGCCAGCGCCTTTGTCTAAACATGACGATAGGTTATTAGCTTCAGAAGATCCATTAGAAGTAGGTTTGCGAAAACGTGGGGATCCTATGGTTCCGTTTAGAGCTCAGGATTTATTAGATGCTTCTCAACATCTCCTAACGAAATTATTGACTAAATGTGTTCCTTCATTCCAACCAGTGTGTAAATTAACTGTTAAACAATCAATAGAAGGGTTGGAAGGTGTTAAAAATTGTGACTCAATAGAGTTTGCTACATCTGAAGGTTATCCTTGGGTTAAGCTACGCCCAAAAGGAGTTAATGATAAAAGTTGGTTGTTTGAATTACAGGATACTAGTGTAGGTAAAAAGTTAATTAGTATAAATTCAGAATTAGAACAAACTTTAGAATTTAAAAGCCGTTTACGTCAAAAAAATTGCATGCCTTGTACATATTATACTGCTATGTTAAAGGATGCGCGAATCTTAAAGGAAAAAGTTTCTATACCAGGGAAAACTAGAGTATTCGAGATGAGTCCTATAGATTTAACTATTGTTCAGCGTCAATATATGTTACCTTTTTGTGTTTCTTATATGGATTGTCGTTTTGATTGTGAGAATACTATTGGCATAAATGTTAATGGCCCAGAATGGACAACTCTATACCAAAATTTGGTTAGTTTTTCGAATAAGATTTTAGCTGGAGATTATTCTAGTTATGGCCCTAAAATTGAATTTAGTGTTTTAAGACAAGCTATAACTATTGTTAAGGATTGGACAATTTATAATGCTCAGTTAGGGAATCAACCTCTTACTGATGATGAAATTAATGAATTTGAAACTTTAATATTAGAAATTATACATTCTCCTATAGTTGCGGAGGGTTATGTGTTTCGTCCTTCAGCAGGTATGGCTTCAGGTAACGCCTGCACTGTAATTTTTAATAGCCTTGTTAATAGTTTATATATTAGATTAGCTTATATTCAATTAGCTCGGGAAAACGCTCCGCAGTATTTAGATTTGAGTTTCTTTGATAAATTTGTTAGAATTTATAGTAATGGGGATGATATAATAATGAGCGTTAAAGATGATATTATTAGTTGGTTTAATAATATTAATATTTGTACTTTCTTTGCGAATCATAATTTAAAGTACACAAATACTGATAAGGATGACAATATGGTAGCTTATAATGATATTTTTGAAGTTAATTATTTAAAATGTAAATTTTATAGTCATCCTTTTCGGCCAATGGCGATGTTAGCGCCACTAGATAAAAGATCTATTTATGATTGTGCGCAATGGATCTTTAAATCTGATAGATCCAATATAGATGCTACCAGTGAAAATTGTGAGCAAGCTTTACGTTTAGCTTATGGACATGGGCCCGTGTTTTTCGACAAAATACGCGCGATATTAAATAAGTGGTACATAGAAAATAAGCTTTATCGCAGTCTTCCTGTTTGGTCTACGTTGGATGTTTTAGTATGGGAATTAAATGAAATTATAATAACATACTAGTTTTAGACTCTTTTAATTTTGAATTTTTTTTTAAAAGAGCTAGTTTGTTTCTAGCTCAGAGTGCATATACTGATATTAAGCTCTACGTTGTTATGACAATGAGTATCAGTTCTGTGGCTCTGAGAACAAACTATCTTTTATTTACATTGTAATATAAAAAAAAAAAAAA